GGTAGTTATCGCTAAGAAATTAGGGGTGCCACTAGAGGAATACGCTAAATACGTGAAGGAAGGAGCATAATATGGAAAAAGTAAAAACTTCACGCGAGTCTAATGCAAGAGTTAAAGAAACTCGAAAAAAAGATTGGACTCCACCATCCAGTTTGGATGCGCCAGCTGCACCGCAGGGGTATGCACATAGATGGATACGAACTGCAACCGCAGGTTTCGAAGACGTTGCAAACGTTTCTAAGAAACTACGAGAGGGTTGGGAATTTGTTAAAGCCGAGACCATCAAAAGTGAAATTGGCGAAAACGATTACCCAGTTATTTCGGAAGGAAAACATGCTGGTCTCATCGGGATTGGTGGCCTTGTGTTGGCAAGGATACCAGAAGAGATTTTACTGGCTCGCGCTGAGTATTTTAGAAAAATTACTCAAGATAGAACAGACGCGATAGACAGAGATCTTATGAAGGAACAACACCCGGATATGCCGATCAATATTGATCGTCAGTCCAGAGTGACCTTTGGAGGTAACCGCAAAAAATAATTTTTTTGCATTAACTACAAGAGTCTTAAATTAACGTTATAAGGAGATAAACAACATGGCAAATATAGTTGAAAAGTTTGGTCTAAGACCATACAGAAAACTAGACGGTACGCCATTAGTTGGTGCACAAAACAGATATATTATATCTGCTAATAACACTACTGCTATTTATCAAGGTGACCTTGTAATTGCCGAAACAGACGGTACGATTACAAGACACGTTGCAAATAATAGCACAGCAGTTATTGGTGTGTTCAATGGATGTTTTTATACAGATCCTACTTCGCAAAAACCGACATTTAAGAACTTCTATCCAGGTTCTATTAACGCAAGTGATATTACAGCATTTGTTGTTGATGACCCTGATGCAGTTTTCTTAATAGACGCGGACGAATCTTTTGCGAGAGCAGACTGCTTTAAAAACTTTTCAGTAACTAATGCTACTGGCAGTAACACGACAGGAATATCACAGGTACAGTTGGATGTGTCTACTTCTGGAACAAATGCTTCATTCATAATTCAAGCAATGGACATTTCTCAGGAGCCACAAAACAGCGAAATAAGTATCAATAATAATGTTCTTGTTAGAATCAACAAACACTTCTATCGAAGTGGAACAGGTATATAGGAGTTATAAATTATGGCTATATCACGATCACAACTAGTTAAAGAACTAGAGCCAGGTTTAAATGCACTATTTGGCCTGGAATACAATAGATACGAAAATCAACACGCAGAGATTTTCGCAACAGAAACATCTGACAGAGCTTTTGAAGAAGAAGTAATGTTAAGTGGTTTCGCAGGAGCACCAGTTAAACAAGAAGGTGCTGGAGTAGTATTCGATCAAGCGAACGAAACGTTCACTGCAAGATACACTCACGAAACAGTCGCTTTAGCATTTGCTATCACTGAAGAAGCAATTGAAGATAACCTTTACGATAGATTAGCTGCAAGATACACAAGAGCTCTTGCAAGATCTATGGCAAATACGAAACAAGTTAAAGCTGCAAATGTCTTGAACAATGCGCAAATAACTACAGTAGTAGGTGGAGATGGAGTATCATTAATTAATGCTTCACACCCATTAGCAACTGGTGGTACTTTTGCAAATGTTCTAAGTACAGCTGCAGATCTTAACGAAACTTCGTTGGAGCAATCATTGATCGACATTCAAAGTTTTGTCGATGAAAGAGGTTTAAGAATCGCTACATCTGGAAGAAAAATGATAATTCCAAAAGAATTACAATTCACAGCTGAGCGTATTATGAAATCTCCAATGAGAACAAGCACTGCAGATAATGATATCAATGCAGTAAGAAGCTTAGGAATGGTACCAGAAGGATATGTTATTAATAACTTCCTTTCTGATTCAGACTCATTCTTCTTATTGACTGATGTGCCTAATGGATTTAAACAATTCGTTAGATCACCAATCAAAACTGCAATGGAAGGTGACTTCGATACTGGAAACGTAAGATTTAAAGCTAGAGAAAGATACTCTTTTGGGTTCTCTGACCCAAGATGTGTATTTGGTAACGGAAAATTACCTACTAGTTAATAGATAATACGTAAGTATTTTTTATAAAAGGGGCGGTGTTTTACATCGCCCCTTTTTTTATGTATAATGTAAAAACCTAGAGAAATAATTATGTCGACTGGCTAGGCAGACGGTATAGAGACGACATAACAAAACGCTATACAAAGGAGAATATTATGGCAAACACTACATTCGATGGTCCAGTAAGATCGAGAAATGGTTTTCAATCTATTGGCCCAGGTGCTGTTCCTGCACTAACAGCTGCAACTGATTTAACTGTTGCAGAACATGCAGGTAGAGTATTAACTATGGATCCAGTTGGAACACCTACTGCAATTACTATTCCTTCAATAGTATCTACAGCAGATGCAGCATCGGCAGGACCAGGAAGTGATCCAAATAACGCAAGTACAATTGGAACAACTTTTGAACTAATCTTCATAGATGAATTCACTGGTACAATTAAAACTGCAAACACTGCAGATAAATTTGTTGGTGGAGTCTCACTTGGTGTTGACAACACTGCGGTTGCAAAAGCATTTTTCGTGCCTGCAGCAGCAAACAATGAAGTAAATTTAAATGGAGAAGCTGGAGCTGGTAATGCAACTACAGGTGGCTTAATCGGTTCAAGAATAAAATTTACTGCAATTGCAGCAAATAAATATTTAGTTGAAGGTTTATTGATTGGTGATGGTACAGTAACTACACCTTTTGATTCTCAATAATAATAAACTAGTGGCTCCTTCGGGAGCCACGTACTAGGAGAATTTATGGCTTTTAAAAGTGACGTTCAAGCAACAAGATCAGATGCAGCAGCTGGTGCTTCTGCAATTATTGCACCTCCAATAAGATTGAGAGGTATTATAATTGCTTCGGATGGAACAGGAGCCGGAACGTTAGAGTTGACAACGACTTCTAATGCCGGAACTACTTTGTTTCAAGCAGATGTACCATCAGGGGATGTAATTAATTTTAATTTTCCTGAAGATGGTATTTTATTTCCAAAAGGAGTGTTCTGCAAAACAAAAACAAAAGTTGCAGCATACACTTTACTAACAGATAAATATTCGGGACCGAATATGACATCAGATAACCCAGGATAGAATATGAGTGGAGGAGGAAGTTTTACATCAGACCAGTCGGTTGTTCATGCTACAAGCACAACACAAATGGTGCCTACAACAAGAAGAGCTAGATTGACTTCAATACAAGGAAAAGGAAATAGTGCAAGTGGTTCAATTATTTTCAAAAGTGGGGGAGCTGCAGGTACAACTGTTGCTACTTATCTTTTTGGTGAAGAAGGTTTAGATATGTATTTACCAGGTTCAGGTATTTTGTTTGCAGAGGGTATACATGCAACAATATCTGGCACAGGTGGTGTAACAATTACATTTACGTAAAATGTATAAAAAGTTAGAAGCTTACAACAGAGGTGGTGATGTAATGCCAGCTCGAAATAAAAAAAATTTCAGAGCCACTAAAAAAGGTGCTGGGATGACAGAAGCTGGAGTTGCTGCTTACAGAAGAGCAAATCCAGGATCAAAATTGCGAACAGCCGTAACAGGCAAAGTAAAAAAAGGATCAAAAGCCGCTGCAAGAAGAAAGTCATACTGCGCAAGGTCTGCAGGACAAATGAAGAAATTTCCTAAAGCTGCAAGAGATCCAAATTCAAGGCTTAGACAAGCTAGAAGGAGATGGAAATGTTAAAAAAAATTTGGAATAAAATCAAAGAATTTTTCAAAAGATTAATGTTTTGGACTAGGTAATGAACTTAGTAGATTTATTAAAAAAAAATATTGTCATGGTTCCTGTAGTGGCATCTGTTTTAGTTGGTACTTTTACAGGTGTTCGTTACGTTGTAAATCTTACAGATAGTATTAATGGCTCAGAACAAGAGATAATAAATTTACAAAGAGATTTAAAACAAGCTCAAAAAAATATATCAGAGATAAATACAAGATTATCTTCTGCAGAAGCAACTTGGCAGATGGCAGAAAATTTATATAGGCAGTTAGCAGATGAAGTTAGAGAGCATGCTTATGATATTAAAGATTTAAGCAGATAGGATTTATGAATTATGGAGAATGCCAGGATGAATTACTATTTTACAGGTGCATTAATTGTTTTATTTGTGTTGTTATGTTTCATAAAACC